ATGAATTGTTTGCCCTAATGATGGGTTGGCTTGAGCAAATGCTTTCCAGTTAATCTCGCCTGACGGAAGGTTTATAGGCGCATCTGGTTCGGCACTCCACTCAAACCAACCGATCGGATCATTGGTCGTGGCTGACGCCAATGCCCTCTCACGCAATTTGTTGAGGATTACTGAATGTTGATCTCCAGCATTTGAATAAATCCATACTTGAGGATTTTGTGCAGCCATCATGGTATAGCGCATTGATGACCAGGCATCCTCATCTTTATATTCACGCAACTCATCAAGATGAATGGTGGATGGTTTGGAAATACCACGGCTTGCATTGTTTGCAGCTTTTACCACAAACCGCCGACCACCTTTAAGTTCCATTTCCTCAGCTCCATGTTGCCATCGGATTTTCTTTACCTCAGATGCCAAACGATCATTCTCCTCAATGATGCCAACCATCTGCCTAAAGGTTTCTAATGAGGTAGTCAATCGGTGCGCTGATGATAGCTGTAGATTCTCGCCCCATACATACATGCCGGTCAGGATTCGAAGCATCATAAAAGTTGATTTACCATTTTGGCGTGCGATCAAAAGCCCAGCCTCGGTATGATGCCAGCGACCATCTGGCTTGACCTTATGACCATGGATTGCCACAAACTTTTGCCATTCCATCAAAGGTATGCCGATTTCAGCTGCGAAATCAATCATTTCTTGACCTTTTGAAGGTAAATCATTCAATAATGAGTGAATTCTTGGAGTTGGCACACCTCCTATTGTCGATTGAGCCTGATCGCTCCCGATCTCTCCAGAATTAGTCATGACGGGTTTTGTTGTGTCGGTTCGTGCCCAATTGAGGTGTTTTGTGGGTTAGAAAAGGAACGGGGGGTCGGTGGTGTCTTAGCGCTCACAAAAAAACGCCCACCCTTGCTTAAATTACATCTACGACATGAAGCAACTAAATTGTCATCACTATCAAGACCACCTAATCTCCTAGGTATCACATGATCCACAGTAGTAGCCTCTTGATTGCAGTATTGGCAGATGAACTGATCTCTACGCAATATACGACTTCGTATCTGTCGCCATCTATGGGTGCTACCAGTAGATCTTAGAGCTGACTTACTCATCAATACCACCCTTTAATCTTATGATGCTTTAATGCATTGCAAGGATTACTATACCTGTGTTTAATATAAGCCAATCCTCTATCTATCTGTTTAACTGGATTAGTTTCTTTTAATCCTAATATCTGTGGAATTCCTGATGCACTTGACTTAGGGTTCTTGGCTTTGTAGTTCCAGCGACTCTCTTTGTACCAGAGTTCATCGACACAATAGAACTGTTCAAATGAGTAATCAAGCTGATGAAATGTATATTGTTTTAGTTTAGGTATTGACCAAGATACAGCAACGGAATCATCTTTTAAAAGGCTTATGTTCAAGACTATGAACAGAAGTATCACCAAACCAAACCTTGCGATCTTTCTGCTTCGCAGATCGCCCTTTCGCTCTGAAAGCGAATTTGCGTTTAAGGGTATCACATCACTCCAAATCCATCAGCATAACCGCAGGTCAGAAGGCGTGTCGCACAATAGTTCCAAAGCATGATAAGCCTGTTGTGGAACTACGCCATTACCTAAAATCTTTAATTGTTGTGATCGAGATAAATCTAAATTAGTAACCCATCCACTTGGTAAGCCCATTATGTATTCAACAAACTTAGTATTTAATCTACCTTGATCCAATGTAGGCGGTATTTCTTGTCTGGCCATCTCACAGCTACACCTGTACTGGCTCCTGGCTTTCCCAAGGTTTTGCCTTGATTGAAATCCTCCACTCTCTGTTGATATTTTTCTATCGGTTCGTCGTGATTCCTCACATGCATTGCAGTCGGAGTTGGTAGTAAAACTTTGCTCAAACTGATCTGATTTCTTGGCACAAAACATATTTTGGCATCGTTTGCTAGTGGAGTAGGCAATAATGAATAATCTTGCTCTTTGATGCGGTGCTCCGACATCACTAGCTCTGACAATACGCCATTTTGCATCATACCCATTTTGGGCAAGGTCGCCAAGAACTTCCTTGAATCCGAGGCTGAGATGCCCTCTGACATTTTCCAAGACAATGATTCTTGGTCGTAAAATGCTAATTCCTTTAAGGATATCTGGCCATATATGTCTTTTGTCATTTTCTCCCTTTCGTTGTCCTGCATGGCTAAAAGGCTGACATGGATAGCCAGCTGTAAGAATATCTATTGGCTCAAGTGAAGCCCAATCAATTTGTTTAATATCACCCAAGTTGGGTTTATTAAATCTTGCTTCAATTACTTTGGAAGCGTATTTGTCATTCTCAGCACACCAAACCATCTCAGCATCAAAGTAAGCCTCAATAGCCATATCTAATCCACCATAACCGGTGCATAATGATCCAATTTTCAAATTGACATCCACCCTTCATATTCAGCCTCTGGATTATCAAGTAGCCATTGCTTACGCAATTGGTTTTGGTAAGCCCAGTTTATTTCGTGGGTTCTTTGATCATGAGAATCGCACATGTAAAGCACTCCTTATCAACGAACATCCAAGCACCGCATTTAGTGCATCGAATGACTGGCTCTTGAGTATCAGTTGCCTCAGCTTGATTCTTAGCACCCACAGCATTGCATTTAAGGCATTGATAAACCCTAAAGCCTTCATGAGTATCGTAGCCATCAAGCCAAACAAACTCAGAGTTGGCTGAGCAGAAATTGCACCTGAATTTAACCAAGTTTTCCTGCCCAACCAGTACCCTTAAAGATTGCTGGCACAGCTGTATAAACACGCCTTAAAGGTTCATCACATACTTGACAATTAGGGATTTTATGATCCATTGGTAATTCCAATACAATCAGCGTTCCCTCTTTGTCGCACATGTAGTCGTAATTAGGCATGATACGGAATCCTGTTGATTGTGTGGCAGGAATAGCATCGAAGCAGATCGCCCTCATGAAGTAATCTGTCGTCGTTGCATGTATCGCAAGTAATTGTTGATGGTTCTACTTTAACTCCGTCATCCGTAAAGGTAGCAGTTAATCCAGAGCCATCAATGATTTGTAATTCACCCATTTATTCACCTCCCTCAAAATACCATTTTCCATTAGCTGTAAGTTTTGCCCATTTAGGTTCGCATTGTTTTGTTTTGCAAACATAACCATAGTAAGGCTTACCACCTTTAGAGATTCCCTCTTTTAAAATATGACCATGCTGACATGCAGGTGGCTCATTAGGTGTTGATGATCCAATCTCAGCAACCACATCTCCAACAGACCATGCAACTGGCTCGGGTTTTTTATCAGCTGCAAAACTATCTCTAAGGATTGTTTCGATCTGTGCTGATTTACTGCCGGGCTTGCCATACATATTCTGACGGCTTTCCAACTTCTCTTTGAATGATGGGTTGGTTTCAACCTTTCGCATATCATCCTTAGTTGCAGTCTTGTCAGACCCTTTGAGTAGGATTATTGCCCTTCCTAAACTGCTGGTTGCAGTATCCTCAACATAGAATTTTTTCATGTTGGGAATGTAAGTTTCTCTAGATCCAAAAGCAATGTTGCTAACAGCTGGTGATGGATCTGTTGCATCTCGCCATAGGGTTGCTTGAACCAAGATATAACCCTTTTCAGCATCATGACTTATTACTGATATGTCTGATCTGCCCATAGGATAATTGGCAATAAACCATTTGTTTAGCGTTGCCACATCCTCATAGTCCTCTAGATTAAATGCCATTGTTAATCCTCCCAGTTTTCATCTTTGACGGCATCAAGCACAGTTTTATAGACAGCTCCGTAGGCAATGAAGTCTTTGATACTGTCCTCATGATCTGGAGTTTCAGTAAGCCTAGATACCTTGACGAGTGCCATACATAATGCAGCTTGGTGTGGTGTGATTGGGAAGTCGAGATATGCAGACCATAAGCCCGCAATTCTTTTGTGATTGTAATATGGGTGTCCATAGACACTTCCCCGCTGTTGCAGCGTAGTAATGACCTCATCAAATAACGATTCAGTTGAACTTTTCATAATCGAAAACCTCATCAACCTTCTGCTTATTATCGATCATTCGGCGGTGCATATCCCAGCCGTCTTTGCGCCCACGCCAGTAGGCGGTGCTCTTGGCATTTCCTAATGATGAGTAATAAAACATGATTGCAAATACTGCAATGAAAAACATCCATGCAGCTTGTAGATCGGTCATAATGTCGCTCCCTTACATATCCACAGACCATCTGTGAATACATAAAGTTTGACCTAAATCAAGTTTTTTATCTACCTGACCTACGGCGTGTTCTATAACGATTAGATAACGCCAAGATCCTCAAGTTCATCGATATGATCATCAATCGTGCGGTCGATATAGTCTGTTTCACGCCCCATACGACTTTCCAAGAGCTGTGAATGAGCCATCCTTATTGATCGGAATGAGCGTAGGAGTCATGTTTTTGCCGTTCCATTCAAGGATAGCAATGCCCATCTGCCAATTGGCTACAGTTCGCGTATAAGAGGCTTTTGCCTTATTCATAAGGTTTCCTACCTCAATGCCATATAAAGGTCTGTAATGACCTCCTATGCCCTCAGAATAGGCACTCATGCCCA